ATATAATTAGACATTTAGTTACCCCTTATTATGTAACATCTTCTAGAATTGATGCAACAACATCTACTGTTGCCGCACTTGCATATACACGAATTTCATCGTCACCGTTCAACACAATCTTTTGACCTGACACAACCTTCAAAGACGAGCCCGAAGGAATAGGTGCGTTCTTTACGATATGATAAGATGCTGTTCCAGAACTATCATACACAAGAACAGTTGCAGAAACAGCAGAAGTTCCTGTGTTTGCAACATCAAGTTCAATCAGAATTGAGTTAACGGCAGAACCATTGTTCGCAGTGTATACAGTAGTAGGTGAACCACTAGATGTCGATACACTTGTTGCGAATGCATTTTTAAAATTATTTGCCATTCTGATTTCTTCCTTTGTTTATCCTATTTATAATGATTACCCAAGAGCAACTGCAAGTGCAATTGCAAAACCTTCAACTGCAATGTTACCACCAACTGATGGGAATGTTAATGAACCTGTCATGCCACCACTCAAGTCTGTAATACTGTTATTAATTGCAATACCTGTATTAGTAGTTGACATCTTTACATCATTGTCATAATACAAATCGACAGAACCATCTGCTGTGCCAAGAATCATAGTTTCATTTGCAGCTGCGTTTTGGACTTTAAATAAATCTGCACTTAGTTGTAATTCACCAGTTGTATTATCGATCCTAGAATTTGTTCCGTCATGGTAGATTTGTAAATCGTCATCATCGCCAAACTTAATTCTTTCGCTTGCAGGCCCAGTAGAATCATCAAAGTCAATGACTGTAGGAAACATAACAGAACTTAAAGCTCCCTCAAGTTCTGAGATTGCTTCAATTACATCTGTTACTGCATTACCATTGACAGTAGATGGAAGATTAGCAATATCACCCACATCAACTGCAAGTTCATTGAATTCTACTCTCCACTCTTCAAAAGTGAAACTAGCTGGTGCGTTACGATCTGCCATTATTTCTTATCCATCATTTGCATTAATAGAGATTTTATTTCATGCATCTCTGACTTTAAACTATTTATGTCTCTTACCGCATCCCTCAACTCATCCTTTTGCTTTTGAACAGAACGAGATCTTTTAATTGCAGCTTCGTATGCAGCAACATTTGTATTTACAATAGCACGAGAATTAGTATCTCTTACTAAGTCTGGATGATTTTCTACTTTTACATATTCACTCATATTATGTCGCCAATGCAATTGCTCTTAGGTCTTTAATATATGGAACTTCACAAGAGTTTGTTCCTTGCATTCTAATTTTGATTGCAAAGGAAATGAACTCTTCTAGTCCTTCAGCAGAATATTTTCTTTCGATAAAATCAGTTTCATTAATAGAAGCATTTACATTAGTGTCTGGTTGTCCATCACTATTAAAATATTGCCAACCAATTTCATCAAAGTCAGATGCGTCATCAGAACGAAGTATCTTATACATTGCCTGAATTTCTGCACTATCAAACTGAACTGCATCAATATAAAGTCTGATAGCAGTAGCAGGGTTTTGCAACGATACCTTACGAGTTACATAAATGGCCTCGTTGTTATCACCTTCTGGTTCAGTTGGAGATACATAATCAGATGTAGGATATACATCAGAAGAATTATCAATATTATTAAGTCTATTAGATACTGCGATAACACTCTTTCTATCCAAGTCTAAGATTGGAGATAGATTTTCTCTATCAGTTGTCAAATTAAGAATACACTTGAACGATTTATTTCCAGACAACTCTAGCGTTTCGTTAATTGGAGAAGCGATAAGTTTTGGATTAGAAAAGATATAGTTATCATTCGTAGGAATATTCTCACCAACTGTTGATTGAGTAAATGAAGTCTGATTTCCACTTGGAGATGTTCCAGTTGTTGTAATAACAGAAGTAGAAATATTTGTATCTGGTAGTTCAACTGTTGGAATAAGAGTATGGATTTGATCCATTTGTGCATTCTCTGAAGCGAACACAGATTCACCACCACCAGTTCCATCAGCATTTGCAGCTGTGGTTGTAGTAACAGTATAAGAGTCAATTCCAATATTCGCAATAGCGTTATGAGTTTTATTCACCTCAGTCAGTGGAATACCATTTAGTTGATACAACTGAACTGAAGCACCGTTAGAGTGTGTAACATCAGAACCTTCAACTGCACGAGTAATGGAAGAGATCGAAGTTCCAGAAATAGTTCCAGACATAACTTCATTACCAATTTTTACATGAACTGTTCCAGAAGACGGCCATCCGTTTGAAGAACTCAATGTAAGTGAAGTTGCACCAGCGTTTAGAGTACCACTTAGAGTTGCACCAATTCCAGAAGCAACACCAGAGATAGTTACATTATTTGCAGACGAATACATATGGTGATCCGTGTGACTTACCTTTACTAGTGTTTGTCCATTAATTGTTCTAATTGGATTTGCAGCCAATTGTTTATTAGGAACATCCTCATTAACTAGAGTTACAACAGAAGTTTTAGATGTATCAAAAGATGCACGATACAATGTAAACTTCAAGTCTTCTAGATCATATGCAGTCCAAGTTGTATTGTTCTGTGATTTGAAAAGAACACCCAAGTATGGTTGTTCAGAAATTTGTCTACCAGCGGTATCAATCTCACCCATGCGAGAAATCCAAGCAGTATAGTGTGGACTGTCTGTAAACAGAACAATAGCATATTCTACACCATCTTTAACATAAACTGGTGCATCAAATAAGAAGGTAGTTTTTGCATCACCTGTGTCTGGAGCAGTATTTACAAGACTATACCACTTACCACTACCAGAACTTCCTGGCACACCACCAGTAAAGGTATATCCATTCGGGCCGGATCCACCAGAGATAGTGAAAGCAGTATCAGATTCAACACTTACAACATTACACAAACAATCTTGACCACTTGCACCAATATTTTGAATGGTAACTTGCATCCCAGCCCTCAAGTCTGTTAGGAATTGAGTTCCAGCTCCAGTAATTGTTGTGCTACCATTAGTATAACCAACAGTTCCATCATGGTAAGGTTCTAGTGTCTTAGATGCAAAAGGAAGAACTTTTGTAGTAGGATAACCATTAGACATTTCACGAATCTGACATGATACTGGAAGTGTTTCATCTCTGTGTCCAAAATAAACCTCAACCTTAGTAATGAACTCGCCACCTTTTGCCTGTGGCATAAAGGACTGTGCAAGCGGATCCCACCAACCCACGACATCTTCACGAGTTTCTTGTCTCGTTACATTCTGTGTTTGGTTTACTTCACGAACTTCAAATCTTGCGTTACGAGTTGCAATGATTGTTTCTTGAATATTATTGAGAGTTCCCTTTGCAGTATAAATTGCCTGTGCGAAAGTTTCTACACTCTCAATTCCATTGTTTGGATCAGATGTGAGTCTGAACTGTCTTTCACCAGTTCTAAATCTTGGATTACCTCTGACAGCTGGATTAGGTATAGAGAATACACCAACAACTCTACCACCAGCAGAGGTTACGAGAGCGCCACCCAAAGAGCCTCCTTGTGGGGTGCAATATTGACTTACATTTGTTTTATCAAAGAATGGATAAACTCTTGTTCTTGGTTTCATACCAGTTGCGTTGAATGTAACATTTTTAGATCTAATAAATGGAATAACTGCCTGTGAAACTACTCTATCGCCCTGTGACTCATGGTCGATTTGAGCGACAATAGATGTTTGAATACCACTTCTAGAAGAAGTTCCTTCTCTAGTAGAAATTGTTCTTTCAATGATAGCACGACCTCTAAATCTACCACCAGCAAGTTGAATTGATCTTTGGAATGAATGTTCAAAGAATCTATCAGTTGTAGAAGATGTTACACCACCCCACTGTGTTTGCCATGCATTCCAGACTGTTCCAATAGCATTTTGATTTTGTGCAACAAAAGTATCAAAGTTACCTTCTTGGTTGACAATCAAATCTGGAAGTCTATTTACCTCAAACCACTCATCACCAGATGGTGTGAGTTTACAAATACCAGCCCACGCAAAGTTAAGAACAGGGTTTAGGTTTTCAACACGAGTTCCGTATGGTTGATCCACAACAACTGTATCAGAATATGGAAGAGTAATTACATCACCAGTTCTTTGGTAATTGTCTACAGATCTTTCTGCATTTGTTGTGTTTTCTTCCTCTAGAGAAACGCCCTTCATATAATACTTTGGACGAAGAATACCATCTTGCATATCAATAGCAACACGATAGTCTGGGTGTTTTACATCACCAGTTGCGTGTCCAGCAAAGTTGTCTACAACAAAACCAGATTTAAATCTATCAAGTCCGTTTGCATCTTGAATTTGAAGTGATGCAGCGTCCTTCTCAAGTAGATTCAATGCAGTATAGTATTCCATGTTTTGAATACGAGTTTCAAGTCTACCAATATCTCTCATAGTATATCTACGATTATTTGTCTTAACAAAATTGACATCATTAATATCAATTACATAAGGTGGCAGATTGATGTGTGCAAGTTTCATTGCATCATCTAGAGCTTTTGGTTGAATTGGAATCTCAGCAGCAGTTCCACTTACAACTTTAAATTCTCCAGCTGGAGTGAGGTATAATTGATCTACTCTTCCAATGTAATATTCAAAATCATATACAAAGTTAGAGTTATCTTTTGGAATACCAATCGTTGAAGAACCAGTTCCAGAGAATGAACGATCTTCAAAGTTGAATGACATAGATGTTACTTTATGAACTGTTTGTGCCTGAATAGTTTGCGTTGTTCTTGTCGCATCAGCAACACGAGGTCTGAAATCAACTGCATCACGCAAGTCGTATTCACCAGTAGGTTCAGCAACCTCTGGATCTACACGAGTAGCTGTGTAGGTTGGAATGTCTTTATAATTGATTGAACTGTAAGAGTCAACAGTAAAGAAGTCTCCAGTTCCATGAGAGAAGTAATCACAAACAACTAATAGTCTTCCAGCTGGAGCAATAGCAGCGGGTTTACGAACTATCTTACCAATGTCATAGAAGTTATCTCTCTGTCCATTGTCTAATGTAAAGTCATTAGTAATAACACGAGAACCAGCAGTAAACGTATCTAGTGTTGCGGTTTCTCCACTTTCAGAACCAGTGATAGTTTCACCAGAAGAGAAATTTACATCATTAACAGTGACATATGTAATTGGTGAAATTGGATTAATAACTCTTGCAATAGCACCAGAGGTTGCACCAGTGATAAGTTCACCACTTGTGAATGTTCCAGTTGCGCCAGTAATTGTCCACTGAGGAAGAACAGGATCAGCAGCAGAATCTTCTGAATCAAATACTGCCCAAAGTCTATGAATGTCAGCAACACCTAGTGAAATATCTCTGTGATGAGCCGATGTTCCATATTCTGCACCACCAGCAATACCATCGTTATCTACTAGAACTTGATACATACGAGTTCTTGTTTTAGATTTTTCAGATACAACAGTTCTAGTGATTGTAGCAATAAGTCTTACTTCAGCACCATTACCTAGAATAGAAGAAGATGTGATTGTTAGTGTTCCAGTTCCAGCACCGCCAATAGTAACATTAGAACTATTAAGGTTTACAACTTGTCCAGCAGTTGCAGAACCACCAGAACCAGCAGTGATAACAGTTAGAACATAATCTGTATTATCTACTGCATTAAAAATTTCATTAGAACCAGCGGTGAATGATACAACACCAGATGCAGAAGATGTATCTGTAAATGAGCGTCTGATAACAACCTGTGTATCTGATACTCCAAGATTTGCTTCAGTTTTAAGAGTCTTAACAGTTTGTTTTTGTAACTTACGAAGAAGAATATTTTTCTGTTGATCTGTAAGTTGAGCTCTCTTTCTTGTTGCAGTAACAGATGTGACTGCATTGGTAAGAGAACTGTCGATTGTAATTGTTGTTGAATTTGTTACAGCAGTAACTCTTCTAAATTCAATAGCACCAGCAGCACCAGTTGGGAAACCAACAATGTCTCCAACTCTCAATTCAGCAGTGAAGTTTGTTTGGAAACCATTAACTGTCGTACCACTAGTATAAGATACTAGTCCACTCAAATCTAAAGAATTTTCTAGAACAATATCACCAGTAAAATCTGGATCACCTACATCTGGATCATTCATGTAAGTTTGTTTTACATGGCTGAAATCAAATGAGTCAATAGAACTGATTGTAAGATCAGTATTACCACTATCCTCTAGAATTTCATCTGTTTCTGTAGAAGATGTTGACTTTACCTTTTCACCAGTTACGAATGAACCTGTAACTGTTGTGAGAACAATTGTGCTACCAGTGGTGTCAGATTGAACAAAACCTGTCGCACCAGAAGTAACACCAGTAATTTTTGCACCTGTGGTTACACCAGCAGATGGAGTAGCAGACATTGTAAGTTTTGTAAACATACGAATGTCAAAAAGATACAACTTAAATTCTGCATCAGATGTCATAACATCCACACCAGAACCAGTATCATTTGCAGAATGTTCAAAGGCTCTTGCACGAGCAAGTCCAACCTTATTACCAGCTGGAGTTCCTAAAGAAGAAGTTTGTTGGTCATACAATGCAATCTGACGATATGGTTCATCAATCTCACCAGAGATAAATGGTGAAATTTCTGGAGAACCATTAATATTTTGAATCTTAACAAAGTTACCAACTTCAACTGGAGTAACAGCAGCATTGAAATCTTCAAAACTTCTAGGTTTAGCAATATCAACAAACTTTGGAGAGATTGTTTCAATCTCATATCCACGAACATATGCTTTGCCGGGCGAAACTTGAACAGTAATAAAATTATCAGAAGCAATATTATTACTATCTGTAGTTTGGCCAGTATTATAAACACCGTTGTTCAATCCATCATTAAGAGTTTCACGAATGTCCAAGTCAAAGGAGCGAACTGTATAGTCACCAGACTCATCATGTGTTCTACGAGCAAGAGTTTCACCCAATACTGAGTATTGAGTATTTCTTGCCTTTTCAACTAGAACACCATTCTTGATACGAAGAAGTTCCACAAAGTTTGTGTCTTCAGCAGAGTCAAGAGCTACCTTAGAAAGTGTTAGACTAAACTTTAGTCTGTGAGCGCCCTTTGCGTTAAAGTTTGAAGTTCCAGCAGCATTGTCCAAAAGAGAAGTGTCTTCCTCTGGTGTTTCTAATCCTTCAACAATAGAAAGTCCAACACGATAGTTTGGAGTGTTTGTATATTTGTCTAGAATAATTCTTTGTTTTGCAACACGAACAAAATGTCCACGAACAAAGTATACACCCTCTTCAATGTTTGCAGAAGAACCAGTTGCAGTTGCACTAACAGCAATAAGTTGAGCAGAGTCAATACCAGAACCAAAAGAACCTACAGTTCCATCAGCTGAAATTCTTTCTCCGTCTGAAAATCTTACTGTAGTATTATCTGTTCCAGTATTAATGTATTTAACATAAAGAGTAATAGGATCGTCAGTTGTTGCCGCAACTGCTTGAATAACTTCTGCAACAACACCAGAGGTTGTTCCAGTAATTCTTTTTCCAACATAGTCTTGAATTTGTGAAGAAATATCAGAACCACTCAATGTAGATTCAATTTTAACTGCATAGTATTCATCAGTGTAACCAACTGCGCCAGGAATAACCACTGTTCCTTCTTTGAACATATGGCGTCCATGTCTTTCGATTTGATTTTGAAGAATGCTCTGAAGTTGTGTTAGTTCTCTTGCCTGCACTGCAAAGCCAGGACGAAATAGAACTCTATGAAAATCTTTACTTTCAGCAAAGTCATCATAGTATGGGGCTACATTAAGATTGGTTTTTTCCATTGTTTAGAATTCCACTACGATTTTAATATCTTCAGTTTGGTCAGATGCACGAGAAATTGGGCGTCTGTTTTCGACATATAGAATATGTCCACTATCTGGTTCAAGTTCTGGATTAGCATATCCAGAAGTAAATGTCAAAGTTGTTCCACCAGCAAGAGTTACATTTTCTGAAGCAGTTGTAGAAGGAATTGCAGCTGCACCAGATGTTGCACCTGTTACAGTATTTGTACCAGAAAATGCTACATAGTTTCCAGCAGTATTGATTCCGTAATCAGAAAATCTTTCTTGAACATAGTAAAGAATATTTCTTGATGCATCCCACTCAACAACTCTACCAACTGCACCAGTTGTGGTTTGAGTAATCTTTTCATCAATGATATAGTCTGTTGAAGGAGCTGCAGTCATTTTAATAGCATATGATTGTCTGCGAGTAGATGCAGTAGAAACAGTTGTTGTTCCAAAGTTATATGGGTCTTTTACAATACCAACTTCTCTAAAGTCGTTTGCAACTGTGACATCATCACCCTCTGCCTGTTCTAGTTTAGTGTTCATCATAACATAGTGAGCACCAAGTTCTTCAACAGCATTGAAACCATGTCCACCTCTAGGTGAAATAATAGGAGTTATAGATCCAGCAACACCAGCACCAATTGAAGATGATAGTGTCAAAGCACTATCAGAATATGTGTCTGTCAAATCTACAGTAGCAAATGTATATCCTGTTCCAGCAGCAAATACGTTTGTTCCACTAGAACCTTGTGGTTGAATTGCACCACCACTTACTACAATCTCAACAATACCACTAGAACCATCACCATCAATTGGTGAATAATAAGTTCCATCAGTATAACCAGAACCAGCAGCTACCCGAACTACATCAATAGAACCATCAACAGCGGCAGCTGAAACTGTGGAATCTGTAGTAACTGGAATGAAGTCAGATGTTAGAAACTTATCAATTTCTGAAACTGAGAGGGTATACATATACTGTAAAGTATATCCACCAAGTTCAAATGGAATTGCAGAAATCGTTGTTGGTTCAACACCAGAATATGCAGTTCCACCATTGTTGTCCAGAACTTTGTATACTTTATACTCAGAGGTCATAAAGAAGAAAGTTCCATCCCAAAGATTTGTTGCGGCTGATGTTGTTGGGTTTGATGTCGAAACATCATGTTCATACATATCATATGTTGTATTATTTGCCCAATCTCTGCGAGGAGCGACATATGAAACATCTGAAGTAGAGATAATCTTTGCCGCAAGCATAGAATCCCACTTATGATATTCTACAACAACATCGTCATTCGGTGTTGGAGGAGAGTTATCATCGCCACCAGAAGTATTCACACTAAAGGGTGAACTCTTTCCGATAAACAAATAATATGTTGATGCAGAAGCTTCAGAGAATGACTCAAAGAACTGTTCTGCGTTATGTTGCCTGAACTTTTCAGTAATAATTGCTGCCATTGTTTTTTCCTATAATCTTATTTATTCAGTAACTTAGTTCGCATAATAATGAACTGTTCCTACTATTCTTGTGCCATTCCCAAATACAGACAGAGCATTTCCAATATTTCCAGTTGCAACTGTGTGTCCAGTAAAGTAAACATAGGTTTGGCCATTAATAGCATACATATCTAATGAATAAACATTCTGTGCGAGACTAGAATAAAATGAAATATGTCCAGAATGAACTCCCAATACAGGCGTGACACCGTTATTTACCGTAAATGGAAGACCAAACATCTGGGCAGTTGAACCAGAGTTTCTAGCATTAATTGTTATATCAAAAGCTGCTGAAACATATCTACCTATTTTTGTATATATTCCTTGTTGATTAGTATAAGTTGCATCGGCACCAATATTTGGAGTCCATGAGCCTTCTTCATAATCTTCTAAATTATTTGCAGCAACATAACCAGAGCTTTCTGCTACCCCCAAAGTGATGCCATATGGTGCAACCACTCTGCCCAAATAATCTACTTTTACTCCAGTGTATGTTGTCCCACTATATGTGGATCTCAGTGCAAGATAGTCAGCAGCCCCAGCAAAGGATTTAATATCAAAATCAACAGATGCAGATGGTATGTTTATTTCTTGATTTACTGCAAGATTTATATTGCCAGCGACTGATACATTACTATCAGCAGTTAGTGTTCCAGTAACATCCAGTGTTCCTGCCACATCAATATTAGTATCCAGTTTTGCAGAAGTGACAGCATCATCAGCAAGTTCTGTTGTATCAACAGCCCCAGCGGCAATCTTTGCAGAAGTGACTGCACCACTAGCAAGTTCTGTTGTATCAACAGCCCCAGCGGCAATCTTTGCAGTTGTTACAGCATCATCAGCAATATCAGCTGTTGTTACCCCACCATCCAATAGTGCCGTTGCGTTGATTCTATCTAGTGCCATACTTTTTTATCCTTATGCGATTGTTACGCCGTTTTGTCCTACAACTGCCCATCCAGCATTTGTATAAACAAGAGTTACAGAATCACCCAAGTCAGTGAAAGTAATAGTTGTTCCGCCGAGGAAAGTTGTTGGAGTGAGAATTGCAGTATCAGAACCAGCACCCTCTGCAACATATGAAATAATCTTTACTTGTCCAGCCTGTCCATTAACAAGAGTAAGTGCATCACCAGTTCCAGTTGTCGTAATCTCAGTAATAAGGTCTGTAGCATTTACAGCATTAGGCCCAGAGATTTGTTCCAAAGAACCAGTAAAGGAAGTCAATCCATTTACATCTGGAGATGTCAAAGTTTTATTTGTTAGTGTCTCTGTTCCAGCAAGTGTTGCAAAGTCACCGTCAGACAGTGCAGTATTAAACTCAGCAGTTGTTCCAGTTACAGTTGCTGTAGAAAGATCAACGGTAAGAGTGTTATTTGCAGAATCCACAGTCTTGTTAGTAAGTGTCTGTGTTGCAACCTCTGAAACAAGAGTAGAGTTTGCACCAGCAGGAAGCAACATTTCGTTAGTTACTGCCGCACTATGTGGTTGTGGTTTAATTGTCTGTCCGTGTGCATTAGTTTCACAGTTAAGAACAATTGCACCTTCTGTTGTAGAACCGTCACCACGAACCTCAACGATTTGAGTTGCAGCGTTAAGTTGCAAGTTACCAGATGATGTTGAAATATTACCAACCAAGTTTCCAGTAATATTACCAGAAGAATTGACTGTAGTAAATGTTCCAGAAGATGGAGTTGTAGTACCAATTGCACCGTCAACATTACCAGTTACATTACCAGTTACATCTCCAGTAATATCACCAACAAAGTTTGTTGAGGTAACACTGGTTAGTCCAGCAAGAGTTGTAGATGAAGCACCAAGTGCGATTGCAGTAGTTCCAACTGTTACATCATTGTTAGCAAGATTAGCATTTGTAATACCAGCTGTTCCACTCAACATTGCATTTGTAATGTTTGAGATTGTGTTGCTAGATGCATCAATTGTTTTGTTAGTTAAAGTTTGACTTGCAGTGTTTAGTGTCACTGTGTCAGAAGTTAGTGTAGAACCGTCACCAAGTTTGGTATAGATTTCTACGAAGTTGGCGTTGATTTTCCCTGCGCCGGTGCGAAGGTCGTCACCTGTTCCGTCATTCGCAGAAGTTCCACGCCCGATTGCTTGATATGCCATGTTGGGTTCTCCTAAAAAATATCCCTTATACCTTTATTTATACATCTTTGTCAAAGGTATTCGTAGTTTCATCGAATGAATCTCCCAATCCATCAAAAGTAGATGAGAGAATTCCATATTCCGTGTTAAATGTTATGTTGTTTGAATCAAATCTGATTTCATCAATTCTACTAAACTTAATTGGTAGAGTTCCATCTGGTGTAGCTCTATCGAATGTATGTTCAGTAGCATCAAATCCAACATCATTTTCATCAAACTTCTTCAGTTCATAATCTTGTTCGTTTCCAGATGCAACATCAAATGATACAGTAGATTGATCGAAACCTACACCGAATGTTCCACTCTGATCAAACGATGTTGTAAATCTTCCTTCTGTATCTCTATCAATTCCAACACCAGCAGTTTCATCAAATGCATTGATGCCGTCATCAAATGTGATGTAGTCATTATCAAATGCATTAATCAAACCACCACGAGATATAATACTAATCTGTGAAGGTGGTGGAACATTGATACGAGTTGCATATGCCGTATCTGGTATATTTAGTTCTTCTCCTTGAAGGTATCCAGAACCAATAGCAGTAGCTGTTTCCAATACAATTTTATCACCGTCACCATCTAGTCCATCATCCTGTCTTAAATAGAAATAATCTGATACAGACTTGATTGTTATATGACCAAACTGATCAATAGTATATTGATCGGAAGTGAAATTTCTTCCTGTCTTAGTTCTTCTTCCAGCTGGATCAAGATAGTTTGAAGCAATTTCGTCTGTCAATATTGGTTGAACAGCAAAAGCATATATTGGAAGATTTGCAAGAGAGGTGTGTCCTGTCCAATGCGAACCTCTTCCCACATTCATTTTAACAGTAACAGTTTGTGTTAATGTTAAATCTCTCTCTGAACTATCTAAGTCTTCAATATTATTAACACCAACCTTTGGACTTGCATTAAGAGCCTTCTGCGTAGATGTGGCCAACCTTCTTCCAAAGATTGTGGTGAAGATGTTCGTAAATGTAGATGCAAGTTCTGGAGTGAATGTATCTGGTGAACCACTATCACCAACACTACCAGCAGCAGGAACTTGAATTGCAGCACTTACTTGTGATGCAAAAGAAACTTCACCAAAGACATTCCAACCAGCTGGATGAACAGACCTACGAATAGATTCTCTCCATTGGTTGATTGATTCACCAATACGAACAACATAAGAGTAATCTTGATAATAGAAACTATCTTGAATTCTCATCGTGTCAACCGACACCTTACCTTTGTCAGATACAAATCCAGCAACAGTATTTCCAATAATACCGATTGTTGAAACTCCTCTAGCAGTATCAGATTGTCTAATCGTTGCAGTAGCTCCAGTTGCAGAAGTAATAATATCACCATCATTGTAGATGACATCAGACTGAAGTTCTAGAATGTTTGTATTTGAATCAAAAGATATGACTGTTGCTTGATGAGATGTTAGAGTATCTCCAGCGATGAAACTTCCTGTTACATTTGTAATGAGAACATTCTTATTAAATGTAAGTGTTGGTGCAGTATTGTAATCTAAACCAAAATTAGAAATACTGATTCCTTCAACATGACCAATTCTTGGTTCAATTATAGAAGAACCAAATAGACTTGCGCTACTTCCTGTGCTTGAAGTAACTGTGATGGTTGGAAGTTTAGTGAAACCATTGCCAGGGTTTATAATTCTAACAGAAGTAATCTCACCAATCTCTGAAGAAACTCCTAAGTCATTAAAGGTTTCTTCTTCAATTATAATATTACTACCATCTTCTAATATTAAATAGTCATCATCACCAATTGTTGTTTCTTGATGAAGGAACAAAGCATCTTCAGTAATGATTGGATCATTATCTTCAGTAATAAAATGATCTGGAGAAGTAATACCTTCTAAAACAAATGCCCCACCAACAATAGCGATTTCGGCCGAAACGTCAGAACCACCAGTATCAGTAGTATTAAACAGAATAGTATCGCCAATAGTATATCCACTACCACCATTTTCAATAATAATTTTATCTACTGAACCAGTTCCAGCAGATTCTACTTTAGCAACAGCAGCATCATTACCGCCAGAACCAACAACAATGTTATCACCAGTTCTATAGTATGCTCCACCAGAAGTTACTGTAGCAGAAGTAAGAATACTTTTTACAGTAGCAGAAATTTCTAAATCAAGTTCCACATCTGTTGTGGTGATTGTTTCCCCACTAGCAAATGTTCCAGTTATTGAATCAGTATCTAGGTTTAGTTCTGCAATTTGAACTGCACCCTCTCTAAACTTAATAACTGTTCCAATAAGTGCTGTTGCACCAGAAGTTGAACCAGTAATTCTTTGTCCAATAGCTTTATTGAAATCAGATGTAGAAGATTCAACAACACGCATAATTGAATCTCTAGACCATTGACCATCAGATGGACGAAGAAGATTGTCTCTAGGGTAAACGATTGTTGGTTCTTCATTGAAAAGAATTCTAAAGAATAGTTTGTGTCCGTCTGCTGTTCCTTTTGCAGAATACATATCCTTAATATTCTTTATAAGTTTTCTTTTTGCAAGTCCATCAGCAAGTGTGCTTGGAAGAGACTCCATAAAAGAATCTCTAAACTTATCTAAGAATGCATAGACAGTATTATCAACATCAGCATATGCAAGAAGTTGTTGAATGTTTTGAACAGGGTTTGCACGATAAGACACAACCGTTGTGGTTGCACCAGAAGTATTACCAGTTACCGTTTCACCATTTTGAAATCTTTGTTGAGAAGAGATGAATAATCTTTTATTATCATCAAAGTCGTCTACTAGAATTTTGGCTGTAGCGCCAGAGGTTGCACCAGTAATAGTTTCACCAGCAACAAACTTACCAACCGAATCTTCAAGGACAACTCTTTCTGAATCTTCATCAGTAATATAGTTTATACTAATCGTTTCTTCAATGAGATAATTATTAGAACCAGATACAACTAGTTCACCAGCCTCAAGAAACTCATAATAGTATTTGAGAAAGAGTGGAAATAAAGGATGATCAGACTGCACAAATTCAGGCAGTTGATTCTGAATATGTGGAGATACTTTATTTTTTAATGTTGGTTCATGTCCAGACATTCAAACTTACCTTAATATGAAGATGCGGTATTATAACCAGTTCCAGCAGAAGAGCCACCAGATTCGATAGTATCATTTTCTCCAGTAATATTACTGTTAGTCAAATCAATATTCAACAACTGGTTTCTTACTGGAACAACATCATTTGAACGAGGTTGAACTATAATTGTAATTGTTCCGTCAGAGTTAGAAACCCCTGTAGGGTTGAGGGATGGAATAGTAATTGTTCCAGTAACATAATCAATAGTTCCGATATTATTATTTACATATGTTCTTGTTGTTCCAGCTTCAAAATAGTAGGAACGAATGTTTCCATTACCATCATCATCCAGATAGATTGTGTTTGTGTTTCCACTAATAGTAAATCCAGTTGAAGACACAATACCACCAAACATAGCATTGTGACCAGCGTGTGGATTATATAATCTATTAGAGAAGTTAATAATATACTGATTGGTAGCATTAAGTGTTGGAGTAAAGTTCTTTGAAATTCTAACAGATGTAATATTAGACAAAACAGCTGTGTCACTATTATCAATCAAACGAGACAACTTGGAATATCTAAACACACCGTCAAACTTAGACAAGTCTGAAGTATTATACGATGTAATAGTATTTCTTACAATCGTTTCTAGATCGGATGCAGACTTTGTTGTAATATTAGAACTATATTTAAAGTTTACAGTCAATCTTATATTAGTAGTTTCTGGATCAATAATAGTTGGTCGAACAGATGCAATATTAT